CAGACGAAACGGACGTCGAATATGTCCGTGTGTTTGTCCACCCGGGTGAGCATGCCGCCGTCATCCCCCTCGCTGCTTGACGGCTCATAGCTGATATGGTGCTGCTGGCCGTACCCGTCGTCGGCGGGGGTGACATAAATGAAGCACACGTTCTCCTCGCGGGTTATGCCCGGCGCGGATCCTGCTTCAGCGGAGCCGCCATAGGGGAACCGAACCGTTTTTTTATCAGATTCGGGTAGCTTGAGGATCGTCAGCGTGACCTTTCGAAAAAGGTCCTCGATATCCTCGAAGCTCATCACGCCGGTCGCCATACGACCCCTCCCTTCAGAGTGGCAAAAGCACGATACCAGCCGAAATGCCCCCACGGCATGACCTGGATCACCTCGTAAACGCCGCCGTGGAAAAAGATCAGGTCAGACGCTGCGCCATCGTCCGCAGACTCCACTTCCGACAAGTCGCGGGTCAGAAACAGCTCTTTCGGGCTTTTGCAAAAGAACTTCATAACGCCCTTCACCTGGTCGCCGGACGACAAGTGCTCGATCTCTTTCACAGTCGCCGGCTGCACCGGGCCGTAGAACTTCAGCGTGGCGACCGCGTTAGACAAAAAACGGCCCCTGATCCATTTGCCGGTGGTCCGCATCACTGTATACGGGCTTGCGAAATCGGGGTCGGTCATAAGCTCGGTCACATCGATCATCCGCAACACGCCCTTTCTTGTATAAAACTCTGTAGAAATCCGTCACCGGTGACGGATTTGCTTAAATGCGGGTTATCTTGTAGGTTATGGACTTCCGCATCTCGCCGGTGTCGATAAGCGGCCGGCTGCTGCCTTTGCGCTTGACCGTCTTGGGTTTTAGCGCCTTCCAGTGGTTCGCCGGGTTTGTGAACCAACCGCGGGCGATATTGGCGCCCTGCGTCCCCGCTCTCTCGAGCGCGGCCTTTACCCCCGCTTTGTCCCCGGACGTGGCGGCGTCAGCCGCAGCCTTAATCAGCGAGGATATCTGCTCCTTTTCGTGCTCGATCGCGGCCTCGATGACCGGTCGCGCTGGAATGCCGTTTATCGGCGAGCCGTTCGTGTGGATGAACAGCAGCTCGGCGTTGGTCGCGGCAACGGAGCCCTCCGCGGCGCGTCCGTTGCTTTCCTGCGTGATCCCGACGAGCACGTCGTGGCGCAAGAGCTCGTCCATAGCCTCCTTGACCGCTTTTACTTGGTGATCCTCATGATCGACATCGGCAGTGAAAACTAATGTTCCGGCCACATTACGCCTCCTCTACGTCACGCGCATGCCGCCCATGCCATATGCTTTGGCGAATGTCGCGAACTGCGTGCCATACGTCGTCAGCTTCCATGCGGCCCATCCGTCGAGGTCCTGCATGACATACGAGAAGTCGTAGGACGCGGAAACGCCGTCGACGCTCTTTGACGCCATGAGCCCCTTTGTCTGCCCTGCGGCCGCGACAGCCTGCGGGGTGGCGAACTCGGGGTCGATGACGGTCTGCAGATACAGCGTCACGAAATGCGCGACAAAGTAGCCCATGCAAACCTTCCACGCACCTCGGAACCGGCTTTGCTTCACGCAGGCATGCGCGAGCTCGACATACAGTTCTATGACCTCCAGCGGGATACGGGGGGTATAGGCTGCCTGCGGCTCTGCTTTTTTGCCGCGTTTCGGAGGCTGGGCCGGCACGGAGACCGTTTCCTTGACCCAGAACAGAGGGTACATTGCGCGGAAGTCCTCAACGGTAAAGGGCGGGTTGTCCCCGCCCCTTATGTTCGAAGCGCCCGCTGCGATGGAGTCGACTTGCGGCCTGAAGACCATGGCTCATCAGCCCTCCTTAACTGCTTCCGAAGCTCCACTGGCCGCTTTCAAAGCCTCCTCCGCCGCGGTAACGGCAGCCTTGAGCTTTTCCTTGCCCATCTGCGAGGCGTTCTTTATGCCGAGTTCCTTGCCCCTGGCGCGGAGGTCGGTGAGCTCAGTGTCCTCGACGCCGTTTTCGAGGGCTTTCTGCTGTGCGGCAGTCTCGATGACGCTGATGCTGCCCGTGCTTACCCCCTGCCTGAACATGAGGTCGTTCCGGACCCAGTCGGGAACGACGGTGAACCCCATAAAGGCGGTCTGGACGGTCTCCTGTGTCGTGTGGTTGCGGAACTCGAAAGCGCGCTTAGTGTAAATCTTCATGATGGCATCCTCCTATATTCCGTCGTAGTACTTGGCGTGGACGGTGTAAACGAATACGACCTCGCCGAACTGCGTGACATAGGCGGTGAGGTACGCGAGCTGGGTCACTACCGGCTGGGTCATGCTGCGCTCCAGCGGGACGGTCATGTCGAAGCGGACGCGCTCCCTGTTGTTCGCGTATGAGCCCATGCGGTCGAGGCCGCCTTCGCCCGCGCCGATGCACTGGCGGCACGGGGCAATGTGGAGGTCGACGCCCTGGTTCCTGCCGATGTTGTTCTCCAGCAAGAAGTTGAGGATCGACATGCCGCCCGCGGTGCCGTTGACGGAAATGATCGTCTGTACGAGCCAGCGGTACCTTTCCGGCGGCACGAGGATGTGGTTCGCCATGCCCGACAAGTCGTATTCGGACGCCGCCCATGTGTCGCCCTGGATCGTGTTGACGTCGTTGAGTATCTCCTGCGGGGTCTTATCCTCCCACTTTGTGGAGCCGCTGGCGCCGGCGGGAGCCATTGCCGCGACGACCCGGGGATTGTTGAGAAGCCCATATGAGCCGACGCCCGGGAACCCGAGGTAGCAGCTCATGTCGAGGGTCTTGTCGTGGTTGAGCCGGATGCCCTTGTCGAGGATGTCGTCAAGGCTGCGGCCGATCGTGCGGAGCTTCTGCTGGTCCACGAACGGGACCTTCAGGATGTTGCTCCAGGTGAACACCCGGTTAACGTCGCGGCCGATATCGGCCTGCATGACCGGTATGTTGTTGGTCTGGCCGCCTATGATGCCGTCCTCGTTGGAACCGGTGGTCGCATAGCTGACGTTGTAGGTGGTCGTGTAGTCCACCCACCCGCCGCCGGTCTCAGCGACGATGTCGCGCGGCCATGTGGTGCTTGTGAGAGGTTCGTAGAGCTTAGGGTCGCGCTTCTCAAGCTCCCCGACCAGGAAAGCCATGCCTCCCGCGTTCGCGACGTCCATCGTACGCATCGAACTCGGCAACTGTACCGCATGGACAGGGGCTGCGTTTAAAAGATCATTCATGTTTGAACCTCCTTAAGCTTTACGCGTCAGCACGGTGATCTCTGCGACTCCGTTGCTGTCTACCTTGCCGCTGTGGAAAACGGCGTTGTCGAGCTTTACCGTCTTGCTTCCGTCGGCAGACGCCACGATGTCGCCCACTTTCGAATCGGGGAAGTCCGTGTTCTCCTCTATGCGGAGGTATACCGGGCTGCCGGCTTTCGGGGTCCCGCCGGTCACCTGTACCGTGACAGACCCGCGCATGATGCAGTCCACCGGCTCTTTGTCCTTGTAACTGACCCCTGCCGAGTAGTAGTCCGTCTGCTGCTTGACGATCCGCGCCGCGATCCCGACGAAATCAGGCGCGGCGTTGTCGGCGCCGAATTTTGAGAATGTGCTGTCGGGATTCAGGACGAGGGGCGCGCCGAACGGGATATCGCCCTTCGCGGGACGGTTTTGGGTGATGTCGTCGGGGTTGCGGCTGAAAGTGCCGGGGTATCCGTAGTTCATCGTCATTCCAATGGTAGTTCCAGGCATGTTTTTTCCTCCTTACTTTTTGTCCCGGTAGTGGGGATTGAATTTCTTGGCCAGGTCCTGACCGAGATTCGCCGTGCGCTCGGTCTTTTCCGCGACTGCCTTATCGCGCGTCTTGTGCTCCTTGGCGGTGTCCTGCTTGGCGTCGATGATTGCGGAGTACGACGCGCCGCCGCCGGGCTTTATGCCCATGCTCGCGCGGAGCACCTTCGCAAGGCTATCGCTGACAGTCTTGCGCTGCGCGGGGTCTTTGATCGCCGCGATCGCCGGCTTGGCCTGGCGGAGCGCCGCGAGGACTTCCGCTCGGGAATCCTGCTGGTGTGTGCCGGCGCCTTTGGGGTCCTCGTCGGCCGGGCCAGCCTCAACTTCGCCCCCCAGCTCTTCAGCTTTAACTGTCACGGATTCCTCGTTGTCGCCGCCGGAGAGCTCGCGCTCGAGCTCTTCGAGCGGGTCGGCGTCTTCGGGTTTGTTCATCCCTTTGAGGCACTCGTCGATAGCGTCGAGCCGGTCGCTGATTGACTTGGCCCAGCCGGGCATCTGCTCACCGGGAGGGTCGGCAGGGCTTTCAGCCGTTTTCGACTCTGCGGGGGCCGGGGCGGGCGCTTCGTCCTCCGGGGCCGGCGCCAGAGCTTCCGCGAGTTCCTCCATGACCTCGGCTACCGCTTCGGGGTCCGCGTCCTTTGCGACCATCGGGAAAAGCCTGCCGATGAGGCCGGCCCTGCTGACGGGCCCTTTATTATTGGGTTTGCTCATGTGGGGTTTCCTCCTTTGTGTTGTGGTTTTTTTGATGGGGATGTCCGGTGCTTCGGGCGGATTGAGCACCTCCGGTGCTTCTGGGGCTTTATCATGGATCGCGACGTCGCTCCCGGCCCTGCCTGCGGTCACGACGGCGACATGGTTTCCGCGGATGTTCCTCTGGTGGATCCTCCCTGACTCGTCGAACTCGTAATCGCAGTCGTAGCCGCACGAGATGCCGCGCTTGCCGCGCAATATCTCGCTTATAAGGATCGGGTCGTAGGCGATGACCTCGGATATGACCTTGTCGCTGTCGTCGCCCTCCCCGCGCCTCACGTTGTTGCAGACGCCCTTGAGCAGACGGCTGACGTTGTCGGGGCTCACGTTCTCCGGCGGGTGCTCGTCGGTCAGCGGCTTCCCCTCGAAACTTGCCAGGGCCGCCGGAGAGAACACCTCTGATTCCGACCTGTGGACTTCCACCATCTTGTCGCCGGGTACGTCTTCAATGCCGAGCTCCGACGCCAAATACTCCTGTGTCCCTGTCCTGGAGATTGGCACGTTCCGGCATATCAGATACCCCTCCGGCGTCTGCGATATGTTTTCTGATAGCTTGCTCGCAAAATACATCCGTACTGGCAAGCTGCTCACCCCCTTTCGCGGGCAAATATAAAAAGCCCTGCAGGTCGGGCTCTTTAACGAAATTACTTGTGCAAGGGCCTAAGTTTGTACCTCTCGTTTTAGGATCGTTCGGCGACCCTCTCAAACTGCGCCTTGGTCATGCTCCGAATGCCCCCATTCTGGTAGACCTTCATTGGGAACGACAGGAAATCGGCCGATACCACCGGTTCGGGATAACACCTGCAGTTGAATATCTCTCCTGCGTGATAGCTCCCGTGGCTCTCGCGGTTGTCCGGCGCCGCCGGCGCGAGGGCTTCAGGGTTCGGTGGGTCTCCCCACCGGATAAGGACGTCGGACATATGCTCATGCGAACTCCGGACGCGCTGGTCCTCGGAAGTTCTCCACACATACCACTCAAGCCCGAGGTTTTCGGCTCTGGCTCGCGTGAGCGCGGTCTGCGTCTTGCTGACCTCTGTCCTGGCTATGAGGTTTATGCGGGATTCGGACAGCTCCTTGTACTTTTGCATGAGTTCCTCGGTTAGTGAAGATGCCCGGCGGCCCTCAAGTGTCTTCCCCTGAATGAAATCAGTGAGATCTTGCGCCAAGTCCAGCGGAAGCGATTTTATGTAATGGGCGTTCTCGGCAATGATGTTGTAAAACGCATCGCTGTAACTACCAGTCTCTAGCTCCTGCATGATACCTGCATATATAATGCCAGCTTTGCCACGGCCGGCATTCCGTGCGGCTTCGCGCCATGAAGCGTAGACCCGCTTATTAATATTGACAACCATGTTCCTTGCCAGAGCGTCGCAGTACGCGCGGAATGGTGCGCGCTCTGCATATCTCCGAAGCGCCCTAACTGCTGACTGTGGGTTTGGAATAAGGGAAAGCATAGATATTATCACTCTGTTCATCGCTCGTAGCGCACGGAGATACATGTGAAAATAACGGTTCGGAATCTGCCATGACTTCATACGATGACCTCCCGACCTCCCTGGGTCTGACCTCCGGGCTGACCTCCATGGGCATTGACAAAATGCCGGATTTATGGTAAGGTGTGGACAATGACTGAAGTTGGCTGAGGAATGGTGTCTGTCAGCCTGAACACGGGGATTAGTATCCTAACCTTCTCCGGGACTTTGGTCTTTATTTTTTTGTCCGAAATGCGGTTAGCAACGCTGTTGTCTCCGTACCGCGCAACTCGAAGGCAATGACAGCGACACTCCCCTTATAGGCAATATTCAGCCTGTTCGAATCCTTGCCTGAAAAAGCAACACCTTTCTCCACAACGTCAGAAAGGCTCTCAGCGAACTTCCTGCCGCTACTGCCCCTGCTCTCCCGCTCCTTCATGATGTGGCAAAGCCCCGCAGTCTCGTCGCCCCAGAACAGGTCTACTCCCCCTACGTCTTCGCGATAGAATGCTTCCTTGACATGGCCCTGCTTTTCCGTCAATAACTTATCAACAGCTGCATCCCCCTTGACTCCGGCGTATTCGGTGCCCATGAGGTTATTAAAAGCTTCGGTACTGCTTCCGCCCGCTTCAAGCTCACCGGCAGGCTCGAGGTTCTCGGCCTCGCTGCCGTCACCGCCGATTGCGCCGCCCCCGCTGCCGAACTTGCCGTCCGGACCGCGGTTTACATTCGCCTCGTTCCAGTCGCCGTCTGCGGTTGGCGTGTTCTCTGCAGACGGCTCGCTAAAATTTGCGTTTGACATGTAAGGCATTGGCGGCATCGGCAACTCCCCGGGTTGCTGGTATTCGCTGTCGGCTTTTTCGATGTCCTCGTCGCTGATGGAGTTCCACATACCGGTGGCGTCGCTCGACTCCCGGAGTTCCGTAAGCGCGGTCTTGTGGCTGATGATCCCGGCGTTGAAAGTCTCCACCACCGCGCCCGAAGTGTGCTGGACGATGTTCTTTTTCTCCTCCTCTGTAGGCCGGCGGCATGGGTTGAAGGCAAAGTCGAGGTCGTCCGGCACCGCGCCGAATTCCGACATGCACATGATTGGGAGCAGCTTGTCGATGACCGGCCGGAGTTCGCTCTCGTTTTTCTCTTCGATGCTGTCGTTGTAGTTCTGCATATCGCTCTCGCCGGTGGCGTTCAGCCCAGCCGGCGACCTGCCGTATAGCTTCGTGACGGGAATCCCCGAAGCGCCCGACACGTCCAGCATGAACATCTCATAAATATCCGACAGGCCTGAGAATGTGTATTGATGTGTCGTAAATTCATCAGTCGCGCCGATTATCTGCATGCCCTGGTTGCACATCATCCAGTTCATCATCGTGAGGGTGTTGTAAAGGTCGCGCTGCACCTCGGTCGGCATCGTGGCGAACTGGTCGAAGCCCTCCATCTTGTATACCTTGAGGTTGGCGGCGAACACGAGCGCGGCGATATTGTAGCTCGTGTTGTCGTACTTCTCGAGCTCGCTGAGAATATGCTCGATCTCGGAAGAGCCCCAGTACATTTCCATGACCTGCTCGATATACGGAAGAGGGCGGCCTATAAACCGGATGATCCGCGAGTGGTGGATCCTGATGCCGGCTCCGATCGCGCTCGCGGTGATGTTGTAGTATTCCGGCATGCCGAAATCCGGGTCGCTAATATCCCGCACGACCCCCATTCCCGGGGATATCCCGCACCAGCGGTCGAGGATAACGAGCCCCTTGAAGCTGCCGGGCATTATCGCATCGAGGTCAAGCGGCTCTTCAAGTATCTCGTCATGGCCATCGATGATAATGACCGCCGCCGCCCCTCCGTAGAGCCTCCCCCACTTCATACCCTCGAGTATCTTCGAGCGCACCTTCGTCCGCCGCTCGAGCCGGGAGAGCTGCTTCTTCGCGTCAGGGGAGAGCTGCGACACGACCTTGTACCAGTTCTTGGTCATATCCTCCGGCACGACGTCGACCAGGCGCTTGACGACCCAGTTTTCTCGATAAAGGTTATTGAGCTTCATGAAGTTTGCGGTGATGTTGCTCCTGACGTACTGTGTCGCCTCGAGCATGTTTACCGAGTCGGCGCCGATCCTCGCGAGGGGGTTTGAAAAGGCGTCAAGCGTCATTTTGTCCAGGCCCCCGAGCTGCAGCCCCACAGGAAGCCCGGACAACAAGCCGGGGGCGCCGCCGTCCGCGGGTACCGCCTTGCCAGCACCCGGGACAGGCTTCGCGGTGCTAAAAACCGGGTTTTTGTTGCCGGAATCGCGCGCCGCGCTTGCGGAAGGCTGGCGCACCCTCGGCGGCGGGTTCCTGCCGCCCCGGTTTCGTCTTTCTGTTCTCACGCCGCCATGAACCTCCTTTTTGTGTAAATAACGGTTGCGATGCAATATCTGAGGGCATCGCAGGCGTGATCATTTGCTTTGACGGGCTGCTCCTTCCCGCGCTCGCCGGCCTTTTCGTCCCATATGTACGCCATGATCTCGCCGATGAGCCGGACGCAGGCTTTGCTTATGAGCAGCGCCCTCATGTTGAACATGGACGCGACCTTGCTCAAGCCGTCCCTTACCTCGTTGTCGGCGTCCCTCACGCGATACCCGCGGTTCCGGAGCTCCTGTTTGAAGCTGGCGGCCGAGGGGTCCAGGACTACATAAATGACGTCTGAGGGCGGCCCCGCGAACTCCGCGAAGTCGTCTGCGTACTCGGTGTCGGTCTTTTGCCTGCCCTTTTCCTTCGACGAATAGTAATACTCGCGGTCTACCCTGGCTATGCGGCCGTCGTCTATGACCTCAAGAAACGCCATAGGGTTTGACGTCCCGTAGTCCACGGCGATGTAGCGGCGCCCGGTCAGCGGCGCCGCGCGTTTAGACGCGTCGTATGTATGGGTGTCCTCGTCGAACATGTCGTATATAAGGCCTTCCGCAGCGCACCACAAGCCGAGCACGAACCGCCGGAAGAACACCCCGGAGTGCAGCGCCCGGTACCTCGCTTTTATCCTGTCGGTGAGCGACGGATTGTCGTCCATCGTGAAGTGGATGTGGATCAGGTCTTTCCACGCGGGATCCCCGCTCTCGTCGAGCACGTCAGCGCCCTCCGGCTTGTTGCACATGAGCCTGTCAAGCCATTCGACTTTGAACCAGTGCTTCGGGTGGTCCGGGTTGCAGTTGAACCAGAATTTCGAGCCGTCCACCGAGCAGCGCCCGACGGCCTGGTCGACAAATGAACGCGGCATAAGCGCGACCTCGTCGAAGAGGGCGCCGGCTGCCGTGATGCCCTGTACAAGGTCCTGGCTGCCTTCGGTATTGCCGCCGAACAGGTAGAAGTAGTTCGTGGCCTCGCCTTTTGTTACGACGAGCATGTTCTCGTTGCGCAGGTCCTTTATCCGGTACCCGTGCACCATCATCTGGCGCTTCCAGTCGTTCACGACATTCCTGCGCAGCGAGCCGATCGTCTTTCCGCAGATCAGGAAGTTTTGAAGGTCAAACGTCTGCATCGCCCACAGGCCGAACCCGAGCGACATGGCGGTCGTTTTGCCGGAACGGATAGCTCCGTCGGCAATGATGCCTTCCTTATCGCATACCGGCGAATTGGGCAGCCACCAGGTCAGTATCCTTTTCTGCTTCAGGCTGAAGGGCTTATATACAAAAGGCCGGGAATCCCGGCCCCTGGCTCGTTGCCTTGCGATCTGCGCCCTCAGCCTTTCGATGCGGTCGCCGTGATGAAGCTGTGTTGCGCTTGCGGTCGCCATACTTGATCCCCCGCATTCTGGTTGTCCGTGTAGGTCACCGCCATTTAGCGGCACTTCTCTGTTCCTAAGCAAGCACGATTTGGTTCCCCGCTGGGCCCGGAATCTGCACCGCGCCCTGCCCGAGCGCGACGCTGTCTGTGTAAGCCATCGACGCAGCCAGCGCCTTTTTTGCACTTATAGCCATTAAAAACCCTCCTTTACACCCATTCTCCTTTGGAGTTGAGAATAACGAGCCGCTTTTCAAGCGCCGCGAACGCGTCGCTGCCGGGCGCGCATTTGTCGCCCATTTTCGGCAACTTCGGGATGTCGGCAAGTTCGTCCATCCCCCATGACGCCTGAGTCGCGCCGCCCGGAAGGGTCTTCGTGTCTTCCAGCCATACCGCCATAATCATTCATCCTTCCCGCTATTTGTGTTTTCATCTTCCTCGCTGCCGGGTTCAGCTTCATCACGCCATACGTCGTCGACGACGCCCATCATCGCCTCGAGGAAGTTCGACGAGGATCCGTTATCCCCGTCATGAAGCAACTGCTGGTCAGCCTCTACCCTGATAAGCTCCAGCTCATACCGCTTGTCGTCATACTCCTTCCGGTGGCGGTCCATCGGGTTGAGCTCGAAGTACCTTTCCAGGAAGGCGAGTGACCGCGTCTTGTCGGCCAGCTTTAGCCTCGCGCCCTCGCGCCCTTCGGATACCTCGGAAATGATCTGCCCGTCGACCTTCGCGTTGCTCCGGAGCTTAACGGTGTTGACCGCCTGTGTCACCGGAATCCGCTCTTTTGTTTTCGGGTGCTCCATCATCACGACTTCGCCCTTCGACATGACCGGTACGCGCTTAGTTTCGAACTCAACATAGTCGTTTATATCCGCGAACGCGATCCGCATGTGGAGCTCGACAATGTCGTCGCCGCTGACGCCGCCGATGGCAGAGTTCTTGATTATCCGGAGCGCCTTGATTTCAGCTTGGACGTCAACTTTTGTCAACAGCCGCGACGCCGCCCTCAGCGCCGACGCGTAAGTGCAGCCGTAAACCCTCACATAGGACTGCGCCGCGTTGCATGTCCGGACGAAGCGGAGGCAGAATTCCTTCTGCTTCGCAGTCAGCTCCCCGTTTTCCTCCACCGCTTCGGCCAGCTTCTTGTCGATGGAATCCGTCACCGGTGCAGTTTTTCCTTTTGGTTGCGACTTCCTGCCGGCCGGTTGCGACTTTTTCATGCCTTTGGCCGCAACCGCACGGGATTTCCAGTCGCGCACCGCCCAGGACTTCACCGCGCTCAGCGACACCCCATGTTTCTCAGCTATGACTCGGTATTTTACGCCCTGCAGCCAATCGGCATAAGCGAGTTCTCGCGGGTCCATCTACATATCACCACCTCCGCGATAAGAGCTATGCGCGGGCGGGTGCGGCTTTGCTTGAGACCGTCGCCGGACGTTTCTCCGGCTACTACCGCCGGACGCTCCCCGGCTTTCGAAAACCCTTTTTCTCACCGCCCCGCCCTTCAAATGGGTTCGACATAATAGGGGGCGCAGCCTGTTAGCCGCGCCCCATGAGCCTTGGCTCGAGTGTGGATTTGCTTCTTATTAAACGGCATTGGCACTGTCTTTAAAACCGTTTTCGTAGGCTCGGATTATCAAGTTGTTCACCCTTTCGCAGAGGTCCCGCAGGTCTTCGGGTATGGTTTTCTGATATTTGTCGCTATACCACTTCATCAGCTTTTCCGGGTTTTTTACAAAATCCTTCGCCATCTCGTATGAACCATTTTTTGACATATTAATTGCCTCCTGAATTGTATTGAAATCCCAGAGGCAGTCTGATATTATGATTCTGCCATGACTAGCTCTGGTTCTTGAAACGCTCGTTGTGTTCTTCGCCGGAACACGAGCGTTTCACTTATAATGTCTTTCAAGCGTTTTCACCGTAATTAACAAAGGGATCTTCATCACCAAGTATGCCGAACATATCTGTGTACTCTTGTGCTGAAGCTGAAATACTTTCCTTTGTTTCAGGGAATTTTTTATGAAATCGGTCACGCACTGCATTACGTTGCTCGTCGGTGTACTCACGCTTTATGTTTGGATTTTTCCCAAAGCGGAAGGGGTATAAAGAACAATCAGTTATAGGACATAGCTTTATTTCTTTTGGCTGCTCGCACATGCAATCCATGCACTTAGCGCGTATTGCCTTGAGCGGCGTCATGCTCGCCATGCTGACACCCCCCTAGATCCCGAGGATAGCCCCGCTGCGGATGTTGACGGTGCAGTAGTAGCCTTCCTCTATGGAAAAGATGTCCACCGCGTTAGCGTTGCGCTCAGATACGCACCCGCGGAATCTGCCGCGCAGTTCAGGCAGCTTGGTTTTCAGTATCCCGATTGCTGTGGTGACTTTGATGTTGTCTGGCATTGTATTGTCCTCCTTTGTTACTGATATCGTTATTATAAAGGTTATTCTTTATAATGTCAACAGTTTCCTTGGTTATTTACAAAATGTTCATAAAGATTATTCTATAAATTATCAACTTACTATTGAATTAACAAAGGATATCATGTATAATTGGGTGTAAAGGAGGCGATACTATTGCCAAATGCACAGAAAATCAGAATGGCTCTAGCGTATAAGAATTTAAGCGAGGCGCAACTTGCTCGGGAGTTTGGAACGTCACCGCAGGCATTTGGCCAACGTATGAAAACAGACAAGTTCACCGCAGAGGAACTTGAGAGAATAGCCTTTATTCTTGGCGCTTCATATTCATCAACGTTTGAATTCCCCGATGGGACAAGAATAGGATGATTGCTATATCGTTCGTCAACCCCTCCCCACAAAAGAATCAGCCGCCCCATGTGAGGGCGGCTGTGTTTATCTGGCAACATTACAGCCTGAATGATAACACAGGCCGTTTTGACATGTCAATGACACGTTTTTGACATCATGCGGCTCAGCGCCGCTTTTGCATCCCGTCTATGCCGAAAAACAAGGCGGCAAGCCGCTCGAAGGCAACATCGCGGTCGCGGTAAACCGTCCGCTGATCCACCTTTTCCTGCTCCGCAATGTCTAAAATTGACATTTGGCACTCCTCGATGTACAGCGTTTTTATGATCCGGTACCGCCGGATGTCCTCCGATTTGCTCGACCTCTCGCACATCGCCCTATAAACGCCCAGCATTTCTTCGATGTGAGCGACGATAACGGCAGTCCGCACGGTGCTGCGCTTTATGGACTCGATAGCGACATATTCGACATCGTAAGCGTCCATCATGTCGAGTATGTGGATGGCGCTTTCATCGTCCAGCAAGGACGCCTCGAAAACGGCGCAGCGGATGTGGGCGGCAAAGCTCCGGTAATTGTCCAGCAACAGCTTTGTGTTCCGCAGCCGGCGGTCTACGCGCTGCCTCGCTTCCTTTTTCCTTTCCTTTTCCCACGTCTCTATAGCGACCCTGGACGCAACTTTGGCCGCTTCTTTTGCTGCAGCCTCGCCGGCATCCTTTATAAGTTGCTCATAATTGATCATCTAGACGCACCGCCTCTCTTTATGCAAACCCTGCTTTGCCCGGACGGGTTGTTCCCCAAATGGAACGGATTTTCTGCTTCTACTGGCGCCGTGGCTCATAGTGCATGCATTCATCTTTCGAGTGCCTGGATACGCGTTTCCCGCGGCCGGTCCGGTCGCACCTGACCAGCCCGGATGATACATAGCTCTGCGTGGTGTTCGCGCCGTCCTTCTGCCGCTGGAGGACGTATAAGATCTCCCCCCTCGCGCATTTTCTGCATTCAACCTCTTCCAATGGACCCACCTCCTTTCCTCTTCGATTTGAGTCTACCCACTTCTACACCGCCTCCTGCCTCACCGGCTCATAGTCGTACGCGCCGCCCGTGGCCTCCGCAAGAGCGTTGTCTGCGGCTTCAAAATCTTCAGAATCTTCGGAATCTTCGGAATTATTAGAATCGTCAGAATCGTCGAAGTTATCAGAATCGTCAGAGTCGTCCGGGTTCTCGGATTCTTCACCGTCCAGCGGCTTCCCTTTGTACTCGCCGCCGTCCTTGACATACGGCATCACGTTATGCGCCAGCAGCCCGCGGGAGATTATGTCGCGGAAGAAGTACTGCTGGTAGTACATGTGCATCCTCACGAAAACGATCCTCAGTTTCGTGAAAAGCGCGTCGCCGATGGGGAACTTCCCGAATATGTCATACGCAAGGCTTCCGTCCTCATACGAGAACCGGATGTACGCATTCGGGCTTATGTGTCCCATTTCGTCGGCTGCCAGCATGCTCAGCTGGACGCCTACGCCATTGTTCGGCCTGATTGTCAGGGTGATAGGGTACTGATCGCCACGAAACCGATAGACGAGCTGGTTCTCGTCGCAGATACCCTCCAGCCTTTCCCTCTGCGCTTCAAATTTCGACTTTTCCATAGTAGGGTTCCTCCTCCATCTTTTTGTTATTCCGGCAGACCCGCGGGTCCTGGGATATCTTGATGTTGACCGTGGGCGCCGCAGGCTTCGGGATCGGGGTGACGTTTACCACCGTCACCGTCTGCGTGCGCACTATCTCAATATTGCACCTTTCCGGAGAGATGCCAATTTTCTGGAGCTCCTCCAGTATTTTCCTGGTATCTCGCTCATAGAGTGAGCTGCTCATGACCGCCGCCTCCTGTTTCTTGAATTGTGATTTCCAGCCGGGGACGCCCGGAGTAGAATTTTCTGATTTGCGTATCGACGACCTGCGAGTCGTCGTGATACGCGATTTTGTTGAGGCTGTCTGCTACAGCCTTGAGGATATTGTCGGCGTCGGGCGTTTTCGTCGGCCGGACTTCCCCTGCGATCATGGCCCTGCGCCGCTTCTGGCTCACGCTCGCCGGGATGGCGTAAAACGCAATTACGCGAAGGTCCAGCATCGCGCCGTCCGGGAATCGGCGGCCTGGGCTGGCTTTCTGGTACATCGTACGGACGAGCCTCTCGTACTCCACCGTCTTTTCGGGCGTCCGGGCGCTGACCCTGCCCCCGTATGAGGAAAAAATCGGGCGCCCTTTGCCTTGCGGAGGGCCAGGAACCACAAAAACGACCTTCATGCTCAATCACCTCATGTATTCGGCATATGCGGCATCCGCCTCGCGAATAGCCCGGAACAATACGACCGCTTGCTGCGGTACAACCGCGTTTCCCAGCATCTTTATCCGTGACGTCCGCTCCCGGACTTGGCCCGAGGGTACTACTCGCGGAGGCTCCCAATGATGCTGTCCTACTCCTCTTCCGGCGGGCCAGTCCCAGTTGTAGATGTCCACCCCGGCGGCAGCCCCATCAGCAGCTCCACCCACTCCGGGTTGAGCACGCTCCCCTTCTCGTAGGCGTCCGTCCTCAGGCTGCGCCCGGACCCGCACCGGCTGTTGTTGTGGTCCGACGCTATCGGGGTAGCCCACCTCTCCGCAAGCACATTCCCCGGAAGGGTATCGCGCTCCGCCTGCGACGGCGGTAGCGTCGCATTCTTCGCGTCCTGCGCCGCCGGCGTCGACCATAAAACCGCCGTCTGGAGATCCGGGCCGCCCTCCCCATGATGACACGGCCCCGTTGAAGAACTGCTCCTCGCGGTAGGCCACGATGAAGAGCCTTTCCCTCTTGTGCGGCGCGCCCACGTCACAGGCGCCCCACACACCCCAGCCGACGCTATACCCCAACGAGGCAGTTTCACGCACGATCTCCCCGAAAAACTCCCCCTTTGGCCACTCGTTTTCATCGCCTCTGAGCTTTTGCGCTGAGATGATTCCGGGAGGGTTCTCTGCCACAGCCCATCTTGGTCTAACGTCGCGCATGACTCTGATGAACTCAGGCCACATATTACGCTTGTCACCAGCAGCGCGACGGCGTCCCGCAACACTGACGGGCTGGCATGGCGGGCCGCCGAAGATAAGGTCGACAGGTCCGATTTTTTCCTTGATGATATCTGCTGTGACAGTTTGAATGTCCTCCCATCTCCATACGTCAGGCCACCATCTTTCAAGGACCCGGATGCACGCTGGTTCTATCTCGCACTGCCCGACTACTTCTATGCCGGCGGCTTCGGCCGCGAGGTCAAAACCTCCGCAGCCGGAAAACAGGCTCAACGCCTTCATAAGCCACCTTTGCTGCTTTCCTTAAAATGCTCATGGTCGAGGTGTTCCCGCAGCATCCGATTGTTTTTCTCATACCGGGGCTTCGGTATAGTAAGCACGATGTCCATTAGTTGGTCCTACACTTTCTCCGAGCCCTTATACCCCAGCTGCTTGATCCGGTCATCATGCACTGACAGGATGACGTCAGGATTCAGCCAGTCCGCTTTTACCTGGTCGGTGAGCCGCACGTCCTTGATCTCGCCGCCCGGAAGGCGCTCGTGAAACAGCTCCTTCGCTTTCGCGGCGGTCGTCTCTATGACAACCGCTCCTGTCTCGGTGCCTTTATACCTGGCGATCCATCCGTACATTTTGGCCATGGCTAACTCCTATCAAGATTGTTTATAACGCTCGATCCATCCGCAGCCTTTCATATGCGCCAGGAAATCGACTCTCATACTCAGGATCGACATCACCCGGGTACACGGCGTATTTCACTCCGCTTTTTGTCTCCAAGACCTTGTAATCACCACAGTTGATGATATCGCGTATCGCGGATGTAGAAATCCTCGATCCGTCTGTGAAGCGCTTGAGTGTGTCGCCGTAGATATCGCCTACAAGACAGAACAGGGCCGTCTCCGGCGTTGAAAACCCCGCGCCTTTGTCCCAAGTGCTCCAGTTTTTTATCGTTGCCGTGTTCATTCATTAATCCTCCGAATACCCGGGGAACTCCCGGACCATGAGATCCGGCGGGATCTCTTTTCTCTGGCTCATTTGCTTCATAAAGAACGGGACTCCCGACTGGCGGCATTGAAGCAGGATGTCGCGAGCCCAGCCCGGATCCATTTCCCGGGCGTTTGTTCCGGTTTCTCCCCCTACGACCACAACGTCGATCCCTTTCAGGTTTATGGGGACGGACGCTAACAACGGCTCACAGGAAAGGAACCGGTGAGCCGCCTTTGTTTTACGCAAGATCGGGACTCGTGTGTTAGCAGCGGCGCGGTCCTCGACGGTGACGCCGAGCCATACATGCTCCATCCCGCTCGGGAAGTTGCCCGGCAGCATGTTCTTGAAGTTCTCCGGTCTCTTCGTGAGGACTAGCCAGTCAAGCCACGGCGTTTCTGATATAAGAGTCCACAGATCCTCACGCCACTGCCACGGCACCCGGTCATCGAACACGTCCGCAAGCGAAGCGCAGAATATCCGCATCCGCTGCCCTGCCGCTTCGGCGAGCCGGTTCAGTTTTCGCGGAGTGTTCCAGCAGATTTTCGATGTGAGCCGCGGTAGCTCACTAGCCCACAGGCCGCCTTCGCCTGTGCGCTTCCCCCAAGTCTCAGCGTAGCAGTTCACGCACCCCTCGCTTACCTTCTGGCAGCCTACCCACGGGTTGAACGAGTGCTCGGTCCAGTCTATCTTGCTGTTTTTACCCAATGGTCACACCCCTTGCTACAGGTTTTCTGAAGGAACACGTCTTTTGCGGCTCAGTTAAACAGTACGGCTCCTTCAGGGCGCTGCATCGCGCCTTTCCTCCCTTATCAAACGAAAACGACACACAGTCTGGATAATGAGCATCCGCCGGTACGTCGATACCCCGGCTCTTCATGTTCCTGGGCTTTGGTCCGGTGCTTTTTGGTATCGCTTTTTTTGTCTTAGGCATCGCCATCTCTACCTTTCTCTTATCAGTTTCACATATACAATTGCCCCTTGCCCGCTCCGGCCGGATTTATCCAGAGGCATTCAGTCCTACGCGCTCCGCAGTTCGCCTGCGCTGCGACCGTCTCTTTTCGCCACCCTCGGAGGCGGTCGTTGTAAAAGGGGGAATCATAGCCTGATAACATGACAGGCCCGGCGTGCCTAAGCAGAGCTTTTATCAGTTCTTCGTGATCAGCATCTGTCATCTCATGGACGAATGCATCGCCATGCATGCTCCGCGTTTCCTTCATGTACGGCGGATCGGCGTATATCAAAACGCCCACGCCATTGTATCGCTCTATGACCTCGAGCGCCGGTCGGTTTTCGATTTGCGCCTCCAAGAGCCTACGGGATGCCTCCGTAACACTTTGTGGAAGGCGGGCCCACAGCTTCGGGTTGTCCGGACCACCGTTGTTGCCCTTGCCGGTTGAGTTCCTCCATCCCTGAGTCTTGTTACGGGAAGCCCCAAAAGTCTGGCAGCACTTAACGGCAAACCTCCGCGCCTGTTCCAGTTCGTCCCCTGCAGGTTCAGAGTACGCGGCGTCGCGCTCATCACGCGCCCAGGGAGTGAGTCGTAGTGCCTCTGCGAGCTCATCCGGCTGATCCCTGCATACCCGGAAAAAGGTGACCACTTCGCTGTCGACATCGTTTATCGTTTCAATCCGTGCCGGCGTTTTCAGGAAAAACACGGCACCGCTGCCAAAATAAGGCTCGACATAGCTCCCATGGGGGGGCATGTGCGAAAGGATCCAAGGTGCGAGCCGCCACTTCGCGCCAGGGTATTTAAGGATGGGAGCTGCATTGTATGCACTTTCAATCATCAACAGACTCCTCCGGTTTGTCACAGGGCTCAAATGTGACTACATCCACCCACGGGTTCATATCCCATCCATATCCACGCTTTTTGTTGATAGCGTTCCATAGCTCCCCAAAGCCTTGTATGTAAGTCCTCCCCACACCCGGAATGTGTGGTGTGGTCATAGGTTCGACGCCTTCGGCTTCTGCATCTGCGTCGCTGATATCCTGCACCCGCTCCGCCCTTACACCTGTCACGAGCAAGAATATCCGAGCTGCAATGTAAGGCATGTGGATTGAAGGCTTCCACGCTCCATCGTACCATTCGCAGGATTTCTGGACATCGTCTCTTGTTTCGTCGGCTTTATACGCGATGCGTCTCTCAATCCTGAACGTCTCAGCATAGCCCGCAGCTTTTTCGTAATACTTCCAAGTCTCCCGAACCCAGAGGATATCTCCGACTCGATAACGCGACAAACCCTTGCTATTGACATCAAACAGCACCGCCTCGCCAGTGTTCGTGACTGCATGAATCATCCCATTATCATCAGGCTGAGGAATGATTACCCGTCTAGTTTGCGTTTTTTTGAGCGCAAGAATGGCTTGTACCATCGACGTGGAAAACAGTATCGGTTTTAGCTTCATTGATCGTCGTCTCCGTCCTTTTCTCTTCGAATTTTGATCAGTATTTTCACAAGGGAGTACACAGCCGCGACAAATAGCACGACAGTCATCAAAGAGCCAATCACCGCCATGCTTATCATTATCCAGTCAAGAATTGCCGCCATCTGTATAATCCCTCTCACAATTGCAGTGTTTACACACATCGCACGGACACTCGGCGCACGTGTCGGGGCAGCCAACAGGATGTCTCCAGCTGTTATTCCCGCAGAATCGTTTGCTCCGGAGATCTCCGTCAAAACCACAGTTATGCTCAACGCGCTTTATGGCCCACTCCCGTCTTTTTCAGAGCCGCTGCTAATTCCTCCGACGGGAACAAAACTGTGTAGCTGCATTTTGGTGCCCTGCAGTCATACCACGTTCCACACCATCGCTGTTCATAAGTCTGGTAAGCAAGTGAGCGAAGCTCCATTTGGACACCATGAGTTTTGCAGCATGGTAACGTCATAATCTCGCTCTGTTGTCCCAGCTCAAACACTTCCCTTCTGGCGCTCTGAATTTACAGGGCTTGTCCCTTCTCATGCAGAGGACGTCAGTTAGCGCATCGCACTTCGCGTGGTTCATGTCGTTTACGATCAGCGACCTGCAGTCAATTTCTGCGAGCCTCCGGACGTAAGGCTTGGCGTTCACTACTGCAAGTTCTATCCCTGCGGTCATATAGTTGCCGAGAGGAACACTCTGTAACGACCCCATCAGTCGCCCCTTTCCCCTATCTGCATCACCAGGTCCCCACTCAGCAGCTTTCCCAGGAAGATCTCGACAATCTTTGATATGCCATACGGTTTACATATCTCCTCAAGCCGCTTCACGTCGCTCTCGGTAAACACACAGCCCTGTATGGTCAGAACGTTGTATATCGGCTCCCTGACCGATCTCGGAACTGGGCTGCCGGACGGTAGGTAGAAGTCGCCGCCCAACTCAATCGCTCCTCTCCGGCGCCATCTCCGCGCAGGCGCTACATAGGTTATCCTCTACCCAATAGCAGCCGCCCGGGCATGCCTGGATATCGGTACATCCGCAGACGCGGCATTTCCGCACTTCCTCCGGTTTAATAAACTTCTCGATCGTCCGCATTTTCGGCATAATGCGCTCGTCGATTTCGGAGTCCCTCACGTTGACCCGGCTGACCCGCACGGTACCGCTACCCTTTCCCACCGGGGCGACGATGACGTCACCCACAGACAGGTCGACCTTCGTGAAGTACGTGTATTCCCGCCCCGCGAAGTTGTCGGGGTCTTTCCGGTCCTTGAATTGCACTGCTACTATTTTCATGCCGGTATATCCTCCTTCTTCGTTGCCGGAAGGCTCTGCACGGTCTTGTCGCATAGCGCGCGCAGTGCGGCGGCGAGCTTGTCCCGGGTCTCCGGCTCCCCCTTCAGCTTAAGAAGGCAGCCGATCATGCTGTTGATGCAGCTCTGCGCGCTCTCGAAATGGGTCTTGAATATGGTCATATGCTCGGACCCGGATACCGCCAGCTTCTTCTGCAGCTTTTCGATCTTCTCCGCGGCTTCGGCCTCCTTTCGCGCGCTCTCCTGTTTGATGCGGTCGCGCTCGGCGACTGCCGCCTCCAGCTTGCCCTCGGCATCTGCCTTGCACTCGGTGGCTTTGTCGATTTTCTTTTTGAGCTTCTCCTCGGCCTCTTTTTTCGCTTCGGCGGCCACCTCCTTGCGCATGGCCTCGATCGTCTGCTGCCCTTCTTCTGGGGGCAGGGTTATCTCGGCATTCCGGAGCACCGTCAGCTCGTTTTCCATCTTCGCCTTTTCCGCTTTCAGGAGCCGCAGCTCGTCCGCGATTTTGATCGCATGCTCGTCCACTTCTGCGAGCCGTTTGGCGTGAGCTTCCGCGCTCCTCCTCGCTTCGGCCTCCGCGGCTTCGGCCGCCTCCTTCGCCTTTAGGGCTTCAGCGCGCTCTCTGACGGCTTTCTCCAGCTCCCGCTTGCTCATATCGAAGACCGGCTTCTCCTCGCCGTTAACGACGTGCGTTTCCTCCACAAAGGCGTCGCGTTCGGCCGGCGGCAACGCCAGCAGGATCAGGGCCTTTGTCGACCCGAAATCCGTCACCGGTGACGGGTTTGTGAACTCCCGCGCCAGCCGCATGAAGCGCTGCGCGGTCGCATCCGAAAACTCGACCTTGGTTTCGAGCCAGCCCAGCCACTCGCCGTGCTCGAGCTGCTCCTTCGCCTCGTTGAGCCGCTTGCCGATCTCGAGGATGGACTCGCCGGCCTGCTTTTTGTAGAATTGGATCTCTGCGGTTATGACCTCTATATCGCGCCTCTCATTTACGGCGCCAGTACCGCTTGCCGGCACTTCCGTTTTTTTCGGCATGGCTTTCTCCTTTCAAACTGCCGCAGATTATGCGACTTTTGTTGCTTTTTTACGTTTTCCCTTCATGGCTGCGCGTTCCTCGCGCAAGTGCGCGATCCACCCCCGCACAAACGCTTCGACCTCCGGAGGCGGCGCACTGTTCCTATGCCCGCGGTTCTGCCTGACCGACAGCTTCTCCTCGTCAAGCTCAAGCGTGAACCACGGGATCAGCGGGTACTGGTTCCTTCGGATCACAAACAGCGCCTTGTCGCCGGTGGCGTGCGCTTTCGCATATGACCCTACGCAGTGGCTCAGCGCTTCGCCTTCCGATACGAGCTCCTTTTCGTCGCGGACGGGCCGGATAAACATGTCGCTGTCACGCCAATAGAGTTTTTTCAAGGCCATATAACGTTCCTCAAACAGCTCCTCGCGCGCCATACGCTCTTCCGCTCGCTTCGCTTCCTCTTTCCACTTGCGCCCCTCAACCGCACGGTCGTGCGCTGGCATGAGGCGCGGCGGGAACCGTACCGACGGGACGGATAAATCCTCCCCGATCTGCCCGGCAATATTCCAGTAGTCGAAGAGGATGGTTGTGTCGGCGCGCTTGTCTTTCGCTTTTTGCTTCTGCAGGTAACGAGACGCCTGCATCCAGTCGGCACCCATGTCGCGCATCCTGCTGCAGTCAAAGTATCCGATGTCTGCCGCGAGGCTCATCTCCGCGGGCGTCAGCTCCCTGCCGCGTTGCTTTTCGCGCATCCAGAAAGCCAAATCCTCCCGTGACCACTTGCTCAGGACGCATGTGCGGAACTGGTCCTTATTCATCCCGAGCATCTTGCTCGGGCTTGTTTGCGACCAGTCGATAGGATCCATGTTCCTGCTCACATTCCTTCCATGCTCCAGTTTCTCTCCAATGATGCTCGTGAGCAATTCCGACGCGCCCTGTACCACCAGGTTCTCAGCCTGGGGCCGCATTTGCCAGAGCCTAAGATACGACACGGGATATGTCCCGGCTTTTGCCGTCGCGTTCATCAGCGCGTCCAGCTTGCTGTTTTCGGCGGTCGAGCCATTCAGCAAGCCCGCATCCCACGGATAAACCAACTCCGTCAGGCCCCATCTGTCGTCAAAGCGCTTCCGCTGCTCCCACTTCCCGAGGTGGTACGCCGGGCCGCCAAAGTTGCTGCGGAAAGCGTTGAGCCGGACAACTACGTTGTTCTCTATCACATACGCTTCGTATCCAAGCGCTGCGTAGGTGGTGCAGCCGTCTTTCGTAATGTTCTTTGTGACGCGCCACCCAACGAGCAGGAGCTTGTCGTCGATCCTTCCGACCGTCATTGGATAGCATTCGTCGACTTCGATGCCGTCGCAGCTGTAGCCGACATTGCCCGTGTGGATGACCCTTACTTGTTTGCCGCACTCCGGGCACAGGCAGTGGTTTCCCGATATCAGGCTTTCCCCGGTCCCGGGGTGTGCGAACCCATACCGCGCCGGCGCGTAGCTTGCGCCGCATCCGCCCGCATCGATTTTGCCGGTAAAAACCTCTCCGCCGCAGGCCGTGCAAGTCAGCTTGACCGCGCTGACTTTCTGCTCTGTCAGAGGGTCGATATATGCGCCCATTTTGTAAATCAGCAGCTCCGTGGACAGCTTGCCCCGGCTTCGCAGCCACTGGACGATCCCTTCCGGAGCTTCAACGGGCATATCGCCCGTGTAATCCCTCTCAGCCATGGCCTATAAGAAGTCTTCGAGGGCTAGGATCACGCCCGCGCCCTCTGCCGCTTCCCCTGCGGCCTTGAGTCCGTAAAACTCCCTGAGTATGCCCTCGGCGACCGCCATCGGGACATAAACGGCATTTCCGCTGCGCTTCTGCTTGTCGGCCCATTCCCTGATTTTTTTCTCGGCATTCACGATCGACATGTCGGCGACAGACAGGTCCTGGGCAATAAGCTCCGCGTTGTGCGGTTCCCGCCTGCAAATATCTTTCAGTTGCTCACCAACGCCCCATGGCGCCGTGAGCTTGATGCCCTTCTGCTGCTGCTCGATCATTTCGATGGCTTTTTCCTGCGCTTCGTTCATTGGAGTTCCTCCTCGTTAAATTCTGGCTGTGCGTAGTCTATGAGCACCAGCTCGTCCATGTATCCGAAAATGCGGGAGGCGTATGCCCACCGCGTCACGCATGTCGGGACCTGGCCCGTATTGTGCCAGTAGAGCAGCCTCACCAGCCCGAGTTCAATATCTAAGTCGAGCTCATAAATATCCCTTGCATAGCTCCAGATTTCTGCTAATGTGAGCAAGTTGTCCCATGGGTCGAGCAAATCGCGCCGCCTGTAATCGTCGGTCAGCCTGTACTGAGCAATTTTCGAGCAGCTAAGCCAGTACTTGCTCAGTTGAGCAAGGCCGTACCATCTGCCTTGGAACACGCAGGCCTCGGGGTCGAGTTCGCATCGTGTGGGGCATCCGCATTCGTCGTCGCCGTAGCACCCATACGCGCAGCCGGGATCGTGGGCCACGCACCTTATTCCTCCGACCGTTTTGGGCTTGAGCGAGGACTCCTCAACCATCATCCCGATTATCAATTTTTCTTCAAATCCCTGTTCTTGGGCAAGGTCGCGGACCATCCACTGTATCTCTGCCGGCGCATTGACCAGGCGGCCGTTTTTGTAGACCTCATATATCGGCTTCGATCTGTCAG